AATCTGATCTCCCGCGCCAAAGTATGCCTGAATGTTCACCATGACGGCAGGACGCTATTTGAGATCGTCCGCATGAGCTATTACCTTGCCAACAGCAAATGTGTGGTGAGCGAGCTGTCAGACGACGATTCAGAATACCGGGATTTGCACTTCATCGCCTGCCGTTATGACGATTTGGTAGCAACCTGCAAACGAGTGATCGACGGCAGTGATGGGCTGGAAATCTTCGGGCAAAATGCCTTGCGGTCGATTCAGCAAAGAGATTTCGTGGCAACGGTGAATGCGGCCATAACGGAATTCACGCCGCAGGAAAAAGTGCAGAACAGATATAAGGCAGGAATGTTGTTTGGCGACATGAAAGACTTTCTACCGTGGATGGAGAAGAATGCACGCGGCAACGTGCTGGAGATTGGCGTGCGCGATGGGGCATCTACCTCCGCGTTCCTGTCTGGCGTTCAAAGGAATGGCGGTCTGGTAATGTCGGTGGATATTCAGGATTGCTCTCATCTGTTCGCGGGACACCCACAGTGGGCCTTCATTAAGTCCGACAGTCAGAATCCAAAACTCCATCTGCCTTCAGGACTCGACATTGTTCTGATAGATGGTTTGCACACACGCGAAGGGTACAAGGCCGATCTAGAGAGGGTGTTCCCGCTGGTAAAACCTGGAGGCTTGATTCTGTCCCACGACATTGCCCCAGACCCGAGATTTACCCTTGAGGCTTCGCCAGGGTCCGACTACCCGAGTCTAGCGATTGGCGAGGAGTATTTTAAGTTCGCCGCAGAGCACGGCCTGAAGCACGAGGAATTCTCGATCACTCCCGGCTTGGGCGTAATGACGAAATGAAAGTTCTGTATCTGACCAAGGCCAACGGAGCGGACTATCTCGCAGATATGGCGCTGCATGGTCTTCGTCAGCACTTCGGCGCTGACGTGGTGGATGCCCCCAAAATGTCGCATATGTACAAAGGCTACGATCTTCAAAGCCTATACGGCCATGGCTTCACGCTATTTGGATTGTTGGATGATATCGCCGTGGACCGCTCTGACCTTGAAATGAAAGTTCGCAGAAAATTCTTCGATTTCGTGGTCTTCGGCAGTGTGCAGCGATCAAATATCTATCTCGACCAGGTGCGGGAGATCGTGCGGGACTCCTACCCGGAGGACAAGATCGTATTCCTCGACGGCGAAGACAATCCTCTGTTACTCAAGGAATTCCTTAATCGGGGCTACTGGTACTTCAAGCGGGAACTGCACAACCCCAGAGACAATGCCCTCCCCATTCAATTCGCCATTCCAGAAGAAAAGTTGCAGCCGGGAAAGATGAAGGACAAAGTTCTCGCGCCACTGAATCCGTGGGATGCGAGAACCTACATCTACACCGACGAAAAGCACTACTACCACGATTACCAGACCAGTGCTTTTGCCCGAACGAGCAGGAAGGCTGGGTGGGATTGCTTGCGGCATTACGAGATCATGGCCTGCTACTGTATGCCGTATTTTGAGAACCTGGAATACTGCCCGCCGCTTATCATGCACAAACTGCCCAAAGAAGAACTTCTAATGGCGAAGCACCTCTTGGACTACAAGAATGGTGACTGGTTCAAGAGCGGGCAGATACGGTGGATTTGGGAAGACCTAATGCAGGATGTTTACGCCAAACTGAAGAAAGACCTAACCACGAAGGCATTGGCAACCTACATCCTCGACCATGTGGCGATTCACCACACGGTGATGGTATGAGCGAAGTCAGCGTCCAGCAGGGGTTCTACAACAAGCCCGAAGGCTGCGTAGAAATAGAATGCAGTCTGATCCCGTTGGTCAAGGAAGCATGGCGTAAAGCCTGCGTGCCTAGTCCTGAGTACAAAATAGACCCACGCATATTCGGCCTGTTTTCTGCGCTTTCTGGCGGTCGCTATCGCATCTTCATCAACGAACTGATTGGCTCGATGTCCGATGCTCGTTATCTGGAAGTGGGCACATGGACTGGTTCTAGCCTGTGCTCTGCCATCAACGGAAACAAAGTGAGAGCTGTTTCCATAGACGACCGCTCCGAGGATTTTGGCAGGTATCTGATGTACCCGATCAACGCCGAAAAGGAGTGCATGGAGAACCTGATTAAGTTCAGGACCCCGGAAGCTGACGTGAGCCTCATCAAGGCAGACTTTCGCAAGGTAGATTTCGCAGGCTTAGGGAAATTCAACGTGTATTTTTACGACGGCCCTCATGCCGAGCAAGACCAGTTCGACGGCATTACCATGGCCCTGCCTGCCATGGAAGATGAGTTCGTTTTGATTGTGGATGACTGGAACCAGAAGGCCGTAAAGCAGGGGACTTTCAATGCCATCGGAAAAATGAAGTTGGCCATGCTTCACAACGTGTTCGTAAATGTCGAACTTGGTGATTCAGACCTCTGGTACAGCCAGGGCGAATGGCATAATGGATATTTTTGTGCGGTCCTGAAGAAAACGATTTGACACCTCATGGTAAACTTCCGCGTAGGGCGAATCCTGTAGTTCATTATGGCGGAGCCATCTCTGAATGCTTGACCCTGCGACCCTGCCGAGCGTAGACGCCGGACTCGTGAATCTGCTTATTGCACTCCCGTGTTACGGATCGCAGGTGTACGTGCAGCACGCAAGAGCCTTACGCGGCCTGACCGATCTCCTCAAAGAAAAAGGCGTGCGCTTTACAATTGCCGAAACCCTGACAGAATCCCTCATTCCCCGCGCTAGGAATGCCTTTGCCAATATCTGCGCCTTCGATGGCGATATGCAGGGCAAAGACTTCACTCACCTGCTTTTCCTCGACGTAGATATCGGCTTCAACCCCACCAACATCCTTCAGGCCATTGGCTTCGATAAAGACATTGTGGCCCTCCCCTATCCATGCAAGGCGGTAAACTGGGAATACGTTGCCGAGGCGGTAAAGCGCGGCGTAGAGAATCCCATAGCCCTCTCCCGCATGGGTTCCCGCCCAATCGTAAATTCCTCCAAGCCCACCCCATCTTTCAGTTGCAGCGAGCCTGTGGAATTCGAGCAACTTGGCACTGGGCTGCTTTTGATTAAACGCGGCGTATTCCTGAAGTTTGCCGAAGATGAGAACCGCCGCTATGTGTTGATGGAAGGAGAGAAAATCAACTGCGGAAAAGTTCCAGTCCGCGATTTTGCCTATGATTTCTTCCAGATCGGCATCAACAAGGAAACCCGCTATTATGATTCTGAGGATTACAGGTTTTGCCTCGATGCGCGTACTCTAGGATTTAAGACTTGGCTCATACCTTGGGCGGTCACTTCGCATACAGGAATGATGGACTTCTGGCTTGATATTCCGGCCCAAGCCTCTGTAGGGCTTCCCTGCCCCACGGGAGTTCCTGCTGAATTGGGGTTCGTTCCAATGACCATATAACCCACGGGTTATCCGCACGACCGTCCTATCTAAACGACTTCCGAGTCGTCCTGCAAGACAATCTCGAAATCTAGGTAAACTACAATGCTTATCGTGGCGAATGGCAGCCCTCTGCCAAACACAGTTTCAGGCACTAATGCTACATGGGCGGGTGGCCAGACCATGTTGCCCGGCACCAACGGCCAAACCGCAGGCCCTCAGCCCGCAAAACTATTTTCCACAGTAATCAACGCCCCTGGAACCCTCCGCATGGACGGCTCTGAGGCTATTGTCCGGGCGTCAGGAAACATCGTGGCTGGCGTTTCAGGAAACACTCAACTGTCTCTCTACCTGAATTATCCTGCGGGGCAGTATCCCGTGGCCAGCATCACAGCTGCGGTCGTATCGAACGCTGCCGTGCAGAACGGCCCTGCGGTATTCAACGCCAACAACAACTTCGTGCTTGGCCAGTATGTTTCCGTGAACATGCAGCCCAATACGCAGTTCTACGGCATTGTTGGACCGCTGACCACTGCCAACTCGACTGCCTTTGCCGGATTGATCAACGGCGCAAACGTCACCAATGCCTCGACTGGAGCGACGGTGAACATTTCTACCACTGGAACGGCTACCGTGCTTCCGCAGTGCCTCTACCAGGGGTTGAATACGCTGCCAGTTTTGAATGTTGGGCAAGTCTCTCCATTCATGGCAGAAATCCGACTCTGCGGCGATCAAGGCTCAAACACGGTGTTCTGCTATGGCATTGACGGTGTGCTGAATTACAACGCTGTCGTGGCTACGTCGAACTCGAATGTAATCGCAGCTCAGGGCACTCCGCCTTGGGTGGTAGTGCAGAGCAATGGCTCTTCGCTGGCGGTGCCGGGAATCAACTTCAAATCGGAGCCGCCATTTACGCTTCAGGTGGCCGAGACTTTCGCGCAGAGCAATGCGAGCAACAATTCTACCCTCAAAAGTTTTTATTTAGAGCAGTAGAATCAACAACTTACAGATGATACTGTAAGATGCGGATGAATAGGGGCGGCTGCACTCAGGGGAGGAATGCCGCTCCTGTTTTCAAATGGATCAACTACCAGTCGATAACGAAGACCTCGAAAACTACCCTGCCACAGGAATGCCTTGGGAATTTGAGGGCATGGAAGTGGCGGAGCAGAACTACCTCGACTACACAGCGAGAGGCTTCAGGGGGCCAAACAGGCACTTCAAGGACGGCATTGAAGTTCCGGCCCCGCTAGAACAACGAGACTACAGGAGCAATCCGTATGGGTAGCATTGCCCTTCAGCCTTTAGTAAACACTGCAAATTCTTCTTCGGCTTACGCTACCACTTATCCAAATTCAGTTCCTTACGCCCCAAATTCCTACTGGACAATTGCCCCGAATCTTCAAGGCGGAGCGCCTGCCGCAGGGTCAGATGGGATCGTGGCCAATGCGCCTACTCTTCTGGGCATGTCGAATGCTTACAATTACGGGCTGGCTTCGGGAGTAGCCACGCTGCAACCTGGGAACCCTTATGTTGCGCTAGCAAGCGGGGCGGGTGGCCTGAATTATGGCGGTGTGGGAACGCTGGGTTACAGATTCTACGACCACAATGGGCCGAATCTTGATGGCGTGGGAACGCTGAGTTAGGAGCGATTATGGCAGAGCGCAGAAACCCTCAAACCATCGCTGTAAACGCCAATGCAACGGCCCTGATCAACATTAGCAACCCGAGCCTAGTTTCGCCCATGTACATTTGGGGCTATGATCTTGGTCCTGCCGCAAATGCCAATATCGGATTCTTGAATCAACCGAATTCCGGACAGGCTGCCGGAGTATTGGCCGGCTACCAAGCGTGTACTCCAGTGGCGGGTCTGACCGCCGCTCCCGGCGGAACTTTTCCGCTTTTCACAGTGGACCCTAATGCCAACTTTGTGATCAACAATCCGAACACGATCCAGATTGGCGGCTGGGTTCAGATTTCCAACTAGATGAAATGGCTAGCGTTTCTCTTCTTAACCGCTGTATGTTTCGGCCAGAACGCTCCAATCGTAGTAGTCGGTAATCAAGGTCAACCTCCTTTGCAATTCGCCACTCCGCAGCCCTCGATCTTGCAAGCGATCCAAAAAGCCGGACCTTATGGGCAGGTGTGGATTCCCGCAAGTTATACAGGCGGAGACTGCAATCCAGTTTCAACCTGCAATCCGGGGAGTTTGATGATTTTGGACTTCCGCAATGGAACATTCACGCCCTCAGCCAGTGGTGGCAGCGCGGCGGCAGTCAGTAGCGTATTCACGCGCACCGGGGCAGTGGTTGCTACTTCTGGAGACTATACGTGTTCGCAGGTGACCAACTGCCCGACCCTTAGCGGTACTGGCTTAGTTCGGCAAACAGGAGCGGCCACAGAGCTGAGTCAGGACGTTACAACCAGTGGGAGCAATGCGGCAACAGTCGTAGGAATCAACAACACCTTGCTCTCAGGTTTAGCCACGGGCATTTTGTACAATACGACCATAACGGGCGTTCCCTCAATAGCCAGTTCAGCGAACATTCTTGCTGCTTGTTCTGGATGTGCCCCTCTTTCCTCGCCTAGCTTCACAACTCCTGCCCTTGGCGCGGCTACAGCAACCTCCCTTCTAGCCACAGGCATTGTGGATGGAACTGCCCCCGTCACGATAACCACAGGCACCACGGGGACTCCTGGCAGCACTTACAATTCCGGCTACACCTTCAACCAAGAGGCCACAGCCGGGACGGGGGTGACCTATACTTTGCCCGTACCTGCCGCAGGGAAGCAGTATTGCGTCAAAAATTCCTATAATGGTTCCGCCGCCAATACGGGCATACTGACCATTGCCGTTGCTACTCCCGGAACCCACTTCATCATCAAAAACGGCACAAAGGGTTCAAGCACGGGAACTCTAACCTCTGGCGGAGCAGCCGGAGATGCTGCATGTGTGGTAGGAATCAGTTCAACTCTTTGGGAAGCGTATGTACAGGTCGGAACTTGGACGCTGAATTAAATGGCCATCGGCTCGATTCAGGGCGGATCGTTCCAAGATGTTCAAGGCAATGTTCTCGCCCTCGGAAGTCTTTCGCTCCAACTCAGCAGCCCTGCCCAAAATAACACTGATGGGCAGATCGTTCCGGCGATCCCTAATGTCATCGCACTCAATGCCTTCGGCAGTGTTCCAAATCCTACTCCGCTATGGCAAAATGACCAACTCACTCCGTATCCCGGAACGTTTTACATCGCCAATCTCTACAACGCCAATGGCGCACTGGTACGCGGCCCGGAAATCTGGATCATCGCAGGCATTTCTCCAGTTGATCTCGGCTCAATAACGATTATGTCGTTTACCCCGACTGTCGCCCTGCCCAATCCGGTACTGCTCAATGGATCAGCTTCGGGCACGCAGACTATTGCAGGCAATATCGTCATCCTTGGAACCTTGATTGCCCAAGGGATGCCCTATGAGCTGGTGAACCTGGCTCTTACCGGGCAGACTGGGCCAATCCCGGAAACCACTTTACTCACCCTGCTTTCAACCAGTAATGGCAAGATCAGGCTTTCCTGGAACGCCAAAGTCACGACGCCTGCGACAAACAGTTCTGTTCTAGGGCCGATGACGTTCTATTACACGGACGCGGACGGAACCGCACAGAGCGTCTCGATGCCGTTTTTCAGTACTTTCTCTGGAGGCCTGAAGAGTGGCGGAGTTGCATTGAACGGCAACAGCACCGCTACCGGATTGCTCGGATTGCCTGTATTCATCAACTGCCTGCCGGGAAGCACGATTTCCTATTCGTTTGGGCAGGCTTCGGTTGGGACTACGGCAATGATCTATGAATTGAATTTGCTTGCAGAGCAGACGTAGTGCAGACTATTGGATTCCGCAGGCTTTTGGAGTCCGATAAAACGATTCTGGCAGAGTGGATCAAAGCCGATCCTGAACATGCTGGCCTTTCCCCTGATTTCTTTTATGCCAACGACAAACTGGCAATGGTACTCGAAGCTGACCAGGGACCGGGGCTTTACCTGCGCCTTGATCCTGAGTCTTGCGGCACTGTTCGGCTGCACATTCAGTTTGGACCGAACCGCAGATATTCTGCGATTACGCTTCGTAACGGCTGGCCCATTTTCAAAGAAAGAGTGTTGATGAGCGGCAAAGTTGCACGCCTGGTATTTGAAAGCACGTCGTCTGCCCTGATTCGATTCTGCGAAAGGTTTGGCTTCCGACAGATAGCAGGAAGCAACGATTACGAACTGCTCTTGGGAAAGGAATCAAATGGAAACACATAAAGCACCATCATCGGCATCGGAATTTGAGCTTATGAATCATGCTCTGGTTCATGGCCCCGTAAAGGGAGTAAGCGGGAAAGGTCCGGGGCCTGTCCACAAGCAGAAAGTGATGAAAGAAATGCACGTCAAAGAGATGCACGGCGGCTATCACGTCACCCTGCATCATGGCGGAGTAGAACCTCCGACTGAGCACATGGCCCATGACCTTGATACCGTGCACGACCACATGGAAGAGCACATGGGAACGCCCAACGACGGGGAGGCAGAGGCTGACTCTGGAACTGGCGAACACGCTGGCGGTAGTGGACCTACGGCTGAATCGCATCCCGGTGGTGGGCAGGGCGAAGGCGAAAGCCACATGGAGGCGTAAGATGCCATTGATTTCATACACGCCAGGGCAGCCTGGCAATATCTTCACGGGAAAGACCATCGGGCCGACCAACGTGAATCCGAAGGTCAACGCGGTAACTCCGCCTACGCTTGGCGTCACGCCCCCACCTGGAACTCCACAAGGGAATTACACGACATTTGGCCGGGTGGGATATTTCGCCGATGCCGGAGAAACGGCAGACTGCATGAACCAACTGGTGGTGAGGCTTGAGGCTCTGGAGTCTTTGTTGAATATTAACCCCAACTACCCGATTGTTACGACCTAGGAGTTGCCATGAAACAAGAACGAGCCAGTGGAGATTGTGACATTTCCAGTTCTGTACATCACCAGCAAATCGAAGGCGCACATGAACATTTGCACCAGCGCCTGAAGAAGCAATTCCCACCGATTGATCTCAACAGGCCATCGTCAAATACCCACTCAGTACCGAAGCATGAGCGGGACGAAACGGACTGGTAGTTATGCCATTCAAGTCATTAGCGCAAGAGGGATACATGCACGAACATCCTGAGATTCTTGGCAAGAAAGGCTTGGCCGAATGGGATGCTGCGACTAAGGGAACCAAAAACATGCCTGAACACGTCGGCAAACGCAATTCGCTTTATCGCAAAATCCACACGGCTCGAAAAGGCTCCTAATGCGCCAATCACATTACCGCGCTGCCTTCAAAGCTCGCATGGGCGAAGATACCAGGCCAAAACCTTCTGGGCCCTATGGCTTCGATGAGCACAAGTATTCTGCCCATATTCAAGAACGATCTCCCGATGAAGGTGCGGGGCGAAGCGACAGCCCATTACCTCCCAAGCCGCAAGTCTCAAAGCAGGCATACTGGGAAAAACCGGAGCCGAAAGTCGTAGCGCCAAAGGATGAAATCACGAGCCACGAGCATTCTGGCAGAAATGATTCGCCGCTGCCCAAATCAAAGCATGCGTCAGACAGGAATGAAAGCAGGCTGCCTTCGCACCAGAGAACCGCCCAAAGGAATCCGAGCACGCCCCTCGATCATCCCGATGGCGAGACTTCGATTTCCAAGACTTCCGATCTGCCCAAATTCAAACACCATCCTGAAGGCAAGCCGATGATTGCGCCACTGCCTTCAAGGAACAATCCAGAAGCTAGGAACTTTGAGACTTCGCCCATCCCGGAAGATGGCGTGCCAGCAAAGATCAAGACAACGAACATTGGCGGGAGGGAAACCTAATGCTGGGATTCAACGGTGGAGGGATGCAAGGTGGCCCGGTGGCCAGAAGGGAAGGCGATCCTTTCGGTTCTCCCGCGCAAGGCGGTGTACCCGCTAGGCCAGTACTAGCAAGTTTTGCAAACGGGACAGATTACGTTCCAACTACCGGGCCGTACAAACTTCACAAAGGAGAAGCCGTAGTGACAGCCAAGCGCAACTCACATTACCGTTCAGCTTTCCATCTCAGAAAAGGCGGCTTGCATCAGTGGGCGCGTAAGCACGGATGGTCTGGTTCTGATTCTGACAAACTGCCCGAGTCTATCAAAGCTCAGGCTGCCAACTCTGGAAACTTGCACGTAAAGCGTATGGGCATCTTCGCCCAAAATTTTGGACACTCCCATTGAAACGTTCTGACTTCACGCCCGAGCAGTGGGCCAAGCTAAAGTACAAATGTCAGGTTGACCTCTACTTTTTGGGGAAAGAAGTGCTCCACAAGGACTTTGTTCCCGGCACGCATCAGTTGATGTGCGAGTTCTATGTCCAGAAAGACCCGTCAATGCGCTTCAAAACCTTTGCGGAATCCTACAAAGGCTCGCACGACAGAATGCAGTTGGTGCCACGAGAAACCTACAAATCCAGCATCAAAGTAATCGACAACCTGCAATGGATTGGCTGCTACCCGGAAATTCGCATCTTGACGGTCACCGCAGAAAAAGAACTGGCTACAGCTTTCATCAACCAACTGACAAACTACTTCACCATCAGGGGGAATGCCGAGCGCAACCCAGAAACCAACCTATTGGAAGGTGGTAGGCCGACAGAATTCCAACTTCTCTTTCCTGAGCACTGCTTGAATGAAACGGAGGCGAACATCGGGGAATATGTGACCCCCGCCCGCGCATCCTTGCCGCAGAACCTGGTTGAGAAAGACCCGACTGCCGGCGTAATCAGCATGAGCGGCACATCTTCCGGCTGGCACTGCGACATCATCGACTACGATGATCCCATCTCCGACAGGAACTCAGAGTCAGGGAACCAGCTTGAAAAGCTCAAAGACCGTATGGATATGATCTTTGAGTTGGTGATGAACTACGGTTTCAGGCATACCGTGGCCACTCGTTATCATCCCCAAGACCCCTACGGGGTTCATGCCGCTGATCATGGAATCATCGAGCTGTACGGAGATTACGAGAATGACGGCCTAAAGTATATGTGCCGCCCTTGCTGGTGGCTGAAGGGCAAGCCATACGAGCAGCCTGACTACAAGACCGAGGGTTGTCCCAGAGAAGATCAGGTAGACCTATTCTTCCCTGAAGGCGCTCCGTATATGGCGTTGCGGAAGAAATTCAAGAATCGCCGCATATTCTTTTCGCAGCAGTTGAATAATCCCGTAGAAGCGGCGGAAATGCAGTTCACCGCCGATATGTTGAGAGCGTGTTTCTGCGATCACACGGCCTTGCCAAAACACGGCGTCACATTCGCCGCATGGGATTTGGCCTTCTCCATCAAGAACTACCGGGATTACACGGTTGGAGCGATCGGGATGCTGGACGACCGCCGGGAATGGTGGATCATTGACGTTATCCGTGGCAGATTCGACTTTTCGGAAAAGTGCTTCAAGATCGTCAAATCCATCAAGGATTACCGCCCTCAGCGCACCGGGATCGAAGATGACAAGGGTGCTCAAGGCAGCATGACTGAGACTCTTTGGCGTGCCGCTAAAACGCTCAATGTGGAGCTGAATATCGACTGGCTCAATGCTGGGCACCACACGGATGATGAAAAGTACGTCAGGATGTCAGCTTTGCATCCTTGGGTAAGCCAAAAGCGGATTCACTTCTTGAATACCATCGAATGCGCAGATGACCTGATCGCAGAGTTTACGCAGATTGGGCCAAAGCGAGATGGGAAGTTGAACCGCTATCACAATGACATTCCTGATGCAATTTCGCATCTCGTAGAGCGGTATTCTGGCGCTCCAGTCATTAACATCCCGGCAGACGTGGTGAAAGAGCAGTGGCAGGAACTCAGGGAATCTGAGTTTGAACGCCTGATTTTCGGTCGTGGCAAATATGCACCCGGCGGAGATTGGGACAAGGGCTTGTGGAATGCTGATCAGCCGCAACAGCAAGAACCGAACGAAGAACCCCGCCTTTATGACCAAATGACGGGCCTCCCCCTGAATTACTAATGGCGATCCTAGAAACTGAAGCCCTTCCGGGAATCAAGATTACGACGGCCATGGTGCCGTCCCCCGAAGAGATAAAACTTGAAGCTGCGCTGGAGCTAGTAAAGAACGATGCCCAAAATGCCCAAGCCTGGATCGAATCAAATCAGTGGAATGAGAACTGGCGGCAAATCGACATTCTGTACGACTCGCCAAAGGTTTTTTCCGTTTGGGAAGGCACAGTACAGCAGAAGCCAGCCGTCAACCGCTATACACTGGCGCAGCACGTTAATTCCATCCACCCAACCCTCATTGAAGGACTCTTCTATAACGATGAATGCTTTGAGGCAGAGGCCCGACCGGGCACCGACTCTGAAGTCGTTAGAGCGCGATCTACAGTCATTAAAGTCCAGTTCGACCAAATGGAATTTGCCAATGAAGTGGCTGACGGTCTTTTTCAGACTATTCTTCACGGCACGGGAATTTACAAATGGGGACTGAAGGCGGTCGAGGAAGAATACTACACTTACGAGCAGGCCGGACAACCCATATCACAGCAGAACTCCCTAGGGCAGACGGTCACCGTCAACACAAGGGATTCGCGGTCATGGAAGGAAGTAAAGCACGCTCGCGTTGTCATCAAGCCGTTCTTTGAGAACCGGGAACTCCGCAATGTCCTGATTGACCCAAAACTCAAGCACTGGGACATTCGGAGAGCGAACTTCGTAATCGACAAGTTCTATCTGACGCTGGCAGACATTCTTGAACTGAAAAAGGACAAGAACTATGCAGAGTACCTTACGGAAGACGAAGAGGAAATCAAGTCTTGGTTCGATAGCCCGAAAGAACAGCCTGCGCAACTGGGAAATCTGGACACAACGCCCGGAAGTCCGGCGATTGCGGGGCAAGGGGCGCCAGACTGGATGGAAACTTCGGATGATCCTTACGAGCAGGGTCTTATGTGTCTCGAACGCTGGGACAATCATAAAGTCATTACCGTGCTCAACAACAAGAAAGTAATCCAGAACAGGCCGAATCCTTATGGCATTTTGCCCTACTATTCTTCCAACTGGTACAACCGCATCAAGGCTTTTTATGGTTTGGGCGTGGGGAAGATGGTGGGCACTGATCAGCGCTTACAGCAGGGTCTGGAGAATGCTGGGCTAGAGCTTTTGCAGTTGATACTGGACCCTCCTTTTGCGGTCTCAGATGATGCGAATGTGCCCTCCCAAAATGTCAGGTTCCGTAAAGGTCTTTTCCTCAAGGTGAAGGGCGATGTGAGGGCAGCCATCGGCCCCCTCGAAATGCCTAGATTGCCAGTAGGCGAACTATTCACTTTCCTTCAGAATTCAGAATCAAAGGCGGAGGCGGCAAGTGGAGCAAACGAACTTTTCAGTCAAGGAGCAATGCCTGGTCCGGGTACAAGTGGACGATCTTCTGCTACTCGTAACGCTACTGGAGCTGCTGGCGTCATCGGCGCTCAAGCCGGAAGAATGCAAGGCCCTCTTGAGCACTTTATCAATCAAGTCTTCGTACCTTGGGTCTACCAGATTGACTTGCTGAATCGTCGTTTCATTATGACGACTCCAGATGGCTCCCGGATGATTCGGGATATTCTGGATGACGAATTAGGCAAAGAATTCAAATTCGATGAAGCTGGGTTTTTAGATGGCAGGGTAAGGTTTGGAGTCAAGGCCGGGGCGCATCTGGCTTCGCGCAAACTTGCAGCCCAGATGCTGCCTGTCATCACGCAAATCTTCGACAATCCGCAGATTCAGCAGCAATTGAATCAGGTAAACGAAGAGTATGTGGACATCAAAGAACTGTTACTTTTGTGGCTTGAAACCATTGGCTTGCACAATCGTAAGTCGCTGATCAAGAAGATGACGCCGCAGATGATGCAGAACCAAAAGGCTCAGGGCGAACAGGCCAAAGCTCAAGCGCAGATGCAGATGGAGCAAATGAAGCAGCAGGGCAAATCTCAACTTCAAACCCAAAAGACACAGGAAGGCATTGCCCGAGACGTGATCAACCGCTCACTCGATCAGGGCGGAGACTATTTGCTTCGCAGGGAATTTGAGCAGGCCCCGGATCAGTTAGGCGAAGGCGGAGAATGATTCCTCTCAGGGAGCCTCCCCAAGGGCGTGCTGCAACGCTGTCGAACATCTACGACGGAGCATTGCAACAGGTCTATGACATTATCGAGGATATTTGCACCGAATCGGAAAATGATCTGATTGGCGAACCGCCGTGGAGTACAGAAGTAGTGGCAAAACAGGCTGTCGCTTATGCCCAGAGAGCGCTATTTTTAAAACTGGACGAAACCATCCGCTATCACGTCACAGAATTTAAACAGCAAGAACCCGCAGATTCAGCTAAAAAACGAGGATTTAAGAAATAACCCGTATTGGGAGGAAACATGGCAACGCAAGTCGAAGTACCGCAAACACCGCCAGTCGAAACACCGAATCCTAGAAAGTTCTCGCGCACGATTCCGCCTCCACAAGATGCCCAAGGAAACGTGATCGGCGTAGCCCAGACGTTCTACGGAGCCACCGAGCAAGAACTTATCGACAATCTGGCAAAAGCCCAAGAGCACGCCACAGTCAGAATCCGTGAACTCTCGCGCAAAACAACGCTAGAAGAGGCCTCCTATAGCGCTCCAGAGGGCGCAGACGCCTTTGAAGACATTCCCCTGCCCCAACCACGGGAAATCACCTCCGAGGCCCGCACGACGCTCGCCACGCGATTTTCTCACCCTGAGACAGTAGTGGAGGCTTTTGACGAACTTTACGAAGCCAGAACAGGCCTAAAGCCAGAACAAGGGGCAAAGTTGCAGGCCCAGCAAGCGCGGGATGCTGCCCAAGTGAAAGCTCTTGAGGCAGCTCGCTTGTTTATGTCTGCCCACCCTGAATTTGTGCCCTGCCCGGAAAATCGCGATGCCCTAAACCAATTTTTTATGACCCGCAAGATTGGGCCGACTCTCAAGAATTTTGAACTTGCCTTCAAGGAACTCAGTGCCAACGGATTGTTGGTACTGGCCCAGGAGGAGCCTGCACCAGAAGTGCCAGAACCACCCGTTGTAGAAGCAGCACCGCCCGCAGAAGTTCGGATTGAACCCCCTGCCGAAGTGCCTGCACCGCAGTCGGTCATACCCTCAGCCCTCACATCGCGTTCTGCCTCCGGAGGCGGATCGCCTGCAAGGAAGAAGGGGCCGACAGCTCAAGAACTAGCGATGATGACCGCCGACGAACTGAAGAAACATTATGAGTCTACTGGCCAGTGGCCTCATAACGCCAAGGCGGTTCGTCAGTAGTTGTCTCGCTGGTTCCTGCAAAATCACTCAGCAGGTAAAACTCGATGTCCGGATATAATCCGGCGTCAACCACTTCTAACGCTCTGCCGCAAGCTACGGTCACTTTCTACGATCGCAATTTCGTGCAGAACCTGAAGGTGTGGACGCTATTTCTCCGACTCTCTGAGCGGCGACCGCTGCCCATGAACTCCGGCAATAAGCTGGAATTATTCATGTATCAGCCCTTCGCTGCTAACACCGTCCAAATCTCAGAAGGTACTGTGGGTTCTGGAATTACTCCCACTGTGCTGACGAATACCACGACCATTGGGCAGTATGGCGACTATATTTCGCTGTCTGACTATGCGCTGCAAACTGCAATCGACGATGCACTCGGCAATCTCCGCGAGGAAATTGCTTATCGTGCTGCGCTGTCACTGAACACCGTACATCGCAACGTGGTAGACACTGCGCCGACGATTGATTCCTCAGTCAACGCGTTATCGTTGGCTTACAACGTAACGATGACCAAAACCACTTTTGTGGCGATGGTTCAGTCCCTGCAAGGCCGTGGCGTAAAACCTTTCGACCAAGCAGCCAATCGCTTTGGAATGCTCGTGCATCCTTTCGTTTGCGGTGATGCACTAAACGACACCTCGACGGGCGGCATCACGGACATTGCGAAGTTTGCGGCAGTGCGCGGCGCTCAGGACCGCGACATGCTGTATGACCTACCTGGCGAAGAAGCTCCAATTCTGGATATCTCAGGAATCAGGGCTTACCAGTGCCAGATGGTCACGCAGACCACGAACTACTTGGGCCACACGGGTGTTACCGCCTACCGCACCTATGTATTCGGTCAGAACGCAACCTTCGGCATCTCTCTGGGTGCCAAAGAGGGCGCGAAGATCGGCGAAGGTGAGTGGCGGAACATCTCCACTGAATTGGTGAAGTCTCCGGCAACATCGGCGGCTGATCCGGTTGGCGTAATTGGCGGGTGGACCAGCTACAACCTCAAGTACGCTGCGTCGCTTGGCCCAGACACGACAATGCGCCTCAGGTATAGCGATGCGCCGAGCAACATCTCCTGATCTCATAACAGGTTGGGAGATATGAGATACAGGAGAGATCGGATTGGTCTCTCCTTTCCATTCCTCTAGGAGAAATATGCCAGAAAAGAAAAGCATGACGATTCAAGAATTACTCGATGCGCCCCTCGATTCACTGACGGTTGAAGATATGGGGCGGCGGAGTCAGGTGATTCTCTTGATGAAGGCGGAGCGCGAATTAGAAGTGGTCAATGAGCAAAACCGCGAATTCACCGAGAAGAAACAACAGCGCCAGAAGCAAATCGAAAACAACCTTGCTCAGATCGCGGCTCAACATGCCGAAGACAAGCGCATCAAGAAAATGTGCCGGCATAAGACTGGCGGCAAAGATCGCCCCGGCTTCTTTCAGGGCGACGGCGATATTTACGGCTACGCCGTGAGCAAGCAACAGCTTCCTACTGGCGAAGTGTACGGCCTGTGTTTTCGCTGCCAGAAGGAATGGCATGATCCCGACTGGTGGGCTGAATTAGCAGATGGTTCAGTGGTATTCGATGGCAGGAAGTATGTCGCGGAAGGCAAGTTGCCTCTGCCTCTCTATTTCCAGCAGAAGAAGGATTTCAGAGAGATGCTCGAATGGACCTGTAAAACATTCGAGGGTCAGGCGGGTGAACTTCCGGGTGGGGCAATGTTTCTCATTCCGAAGCTGCAAAATCAGTTTCGGGAAAGTGCTGGAAAGTTTGAGGCGTTTCTTAAGAAGGTTCCTGCCAACGAATTGGTCTTAGCTGGCTACCAACCCGCAGCCTAGCGACTCAAGACGAAACATTCATCGCCAGTCGTCAACGAAGTGCAACTAAAGCCCAAGACTTCTTTGCCGGAGATGACGTGTTCTTTCTGCTTGGGATTAATGCGGTCAACGTAAACGATTATTTGCGGACTGTCAGATGCTGAAAGAGTGACGCAGCAGAGCAGGATTAGCAATACCCATTTCATGGCAATATCCTCGGAGGCATCCTAGCATACATGCCTAGCTCCAGCGTTTCACTGCAAGCCTGCATCAATGATGCTTTGAGGTTTGGCGACATTAAGCCCGTGCTTCAATCGGGCGGGTCCAGCATGGAGCCAGCACTCACCGTGGGCAACATCGTGATGGCCGAGCTTTGCTCCCGCCGTTACAACTGGCGCTGGAACTCATTCAATATCACACCCTTCGCGACTAACGGCTGGCAAAACGACTATGCTTCGGGTGGTGCAGCTTTAGCTAATGGAGTCTGGACGCAGAACCCTCCAAATCTTACCAACCTGGGTTGGCTCGAATCCGGCGTAATCATAGACATCAATTCCTCCTGCATCCCCAAGCGCAAGTTTCCCCTAGAAGTTGGGAAGGCGATGCTGCCCACGTCAAATTCTTACGGGAGACCATATCAGGCGGCATGGCTGAATAATGCTAATTTGCAGTACGGAACCTGGGGAACTGGTGCCACGGCCCCGAATCCAAATCTGACCGGGCAGTTGAATCCGGGGCCGGGACAGGTCTATGGCAACCCGATTGGAGTAACAGTAACGCCACAGAACCCTACCACGCAAATCATCGATCCTAACAGCAATATTCAGGTTTTGACCCAATATGGCACTTGTGGCAATTCGGCCCCTTCCTGGCCCGCCGCAAACGCCGCAGTGGGCACTGTAACGACAGACGGCACCGTGCAATGGACTGTTGCAGACCCTTACGGGCAAGGAATCAGGCTTGCGCCTATCGAGGCTTCAGGTGGGGTGATCTGGTTGGTAATGTTGGTGGGACAATATAAGCCAACCAGATTCACTTCGCTTGCGCAGTTTATCAATCCGATTCCTGATGATTTCTCGCAGTATTTCATGCAAGGCTTCAGAACGTACTGCTACCAGAGATCGCCGGAAGAGAAGATCAGGGCTAAATTCCAGCCGGAATATCTTCTGTGGCAGAAGGCGATTTCAGACGCCGAAGGACAAGCTGACAGAGAGCCGGAATTTTATCAAGCATACCCCGGCACGGACATCATGGGCGGATATGACATGCCTTGGCCTTCAGCGGCGTGGCCGTTTGCACCCGGTTAGCCTATGGGCATCAGTAACACCCGCACAGTTCAGAATTCCATCGACTTCGCGACCTTCTACCTTGGCCGTAGGCCTTTGGCAGTCGGTGGAGCGAGCGGGCTCGAACCCGCATTAACGGCGGCCAATATTGTTCAACAAACGATATTGGCCCCGCCATTTAAGTGGGCATGGAATCGCGCTACGGCAAAATTCTCCCAGCCCAGCGTGGATACGCCGCAGAATCTGCCCAGTTTCGGCTTCATCGAGCGTGCCTATACGACAACTTCCGGTGGCACGGTAAATGAAATTGCCAATATCAAACTAGACCTCACGCCGGATGCTGGTTCGGGGCAGGCACACGGCATCGGTGTATTCCTCGATGACAACAATGGCAATATCACTTTCCGTTTTATGCCGGGCGTGCCGGATCAGAGCTACACAGTCGGCGTGGTCTATCAGAAACGTGCGCCGCTGCTAACTTCCCTGAATAGTGTCTGGTCAATCCCGGATATGTTTGGGCAGGTTTACAACTATGGCTTCACGGCGCTGATGGAATTGTTTGCCGATGATACAAGATTTTCAACGATGAACAGCAAGTGGATTGGGTCTCTGCTGGCGGTTGCCGAAGGTCTCAGCGAGCAAGATAAAGCCATTTTCATGCAGCAATGGGATGCAGTAGTTCAGACCGGAGTTTACTCAGGGCAGATGTTGCAGGCAGGCGCGGCAGGGAGGGGACAGTAAATGCCTTCAGCCCTCTTAGCGCAAGGGGCGACTCTTGATCGCCCCCAAAAAAATGCGCCTATACACATTAACCGATTCTTCACAGGCCTGTGGACGAATCGCTCACCACTGCGTGAAGGTGCCGTCGAGTATTTGCTGGAGAAATTCTATAGCGGTTCCAGATTCGACAGCGTGTATGGAGGCCAGAACACCGAACTGACCCCAAAATTAACCTGGGCACGTCGTCCCGGACTGTCGGTTTACAACAGCCAAACATTCACAGCTCCGAACACATTCTACGAGTTCCGCATCACTGACCCGAATACGGGCATTGAGAGTATCAGGGTCATTGTCGATACGCCCACAGCGGTTTATGACGGCACGGGACCAAATACCAAAACACTGCTTCTTAGCAAAGGCGCTGGTTCTGGACAGACCTCGTTTCAATCTGTTGGCAACACGCTCTACATGGGCGATGGAGTTGATACCAAGCAATGGCTGTGGTTTCCCGCTTGGGTTGCGAATCAAGTCTATGCTCTCGGCGACTGCATTCTGGACCCGTCAGGCAATATCTGGCAGTCGCAGGGCCTCAGCCTTCAGGTAGTTTCCACCTCTGTAGCTTCAGATGTGCTCACCGTGGTTTATTCGGGCGGAGCGACAGTAAACGTAGGGGATCAATGGACATTTGTGGGTATGACGAGCAACCCCTCGTTGAACGGCATTACGGTCACCGTTGCGACAATAGGCGTTAATAGTTTTACTGCGTCTTACAGTGTGCCCAATTACGGTACGGATGACGATACTGGCGTGGTCTTTAATTCGTCCCAGTCCGGAACTTCTGGGAGCACCTTGCCAAATTTTGCTCCCGGCTCAGATATTCTCAATGTGGTCTCAACTTCGATTGTGGGAGGCTTTGGTACGGCGGGTGCGGTGATCAATGTTTCTGGAAGTCCCTCGCCCGCCCTCGCTGTAGGACAAGCCTATGTAATGTCGAATTTGGTGTACGCGACTTGGTTCAACGGAAATACGCTGACTATTCATCAAGTCTTATCAGCCAATAGCTTCAAAGCGTTTTTTTCTCATCCGGCCTATTCGGCGACTGCCGATACAGGGAACGCGACATTGGTTCAAACAACTACTGTCATTCTTGATGGCAGTGTCGCTTGGGTATTCAAAGGCTATTCGGTAAGAGATTGGGGTATCCCTGCCGCCACGGTCGCGCCTTCGGTATCTAATGTTTTTGCCCCCCTGGGAAATGCTTGGGTAGCGAGCACTTACTGGTGGCCGGCAGTTCCCGGGATAACGAATAACGCCATCATTCTCGATCCAAATGGAAACATCCAACTATTGACGGTCGTTGGGACAACCCACAGCAGCGTGCCTTCATTTTCCACGGTTGTTGGGCACACGACCACAGATGGGTCGGCAACGTGGACATGCCAAGGGACGGGAACCAGAGCAACCTCTTCCGTTTACACGGTGGGGCAATGGATTGCCGTGACCGTGACTACGCAGACCAAATACATCATCGGATATGAGGGCGGCACTCGTAGCCCGATTGATGGCGGCGGCACGCCTGGCAATATTCCCGTTTATGGGTACAAATACATCACAAATTTCTTGTTTTTCGTCTGCACCACGGCAGGAACCAGTTCATCTACCGCGACAGCGAGCATTGCGTGGGCCAGTGGTTTAGGGGGAACCACGACAGACGGGAACGTAATCTGGACCAATGCTGGTTATCAAATCACGCGCACCAGTTCTGGAAGTGCATCGCCAACCTATAACACTGCTGGGAATGTAGGAGACAGCCAGATTGTAACGAACATTTCAAGCATTGACGATGCGGTGAGTCCGGGCGGTGGGTCAGGATTCATTCAGGCCGTCAGCGTTGCAGGCGCGAGCGCATCAACTCCTCCTACTTGGGCCACGGCAAGCAGCGTCGAGCAGGCAGGTTTGATTACAACGGAAACCAGCGGATTGCAGTGGACCAATGGAGGTCCGGCAGGAGTTGCAAACACAGGAACATGGGTCTACGCCTATAGTTTTGGGGATAGCATCACGAATCACGAAGGCACCGCGTCCCCTCTTTCCGTGCCCATACTGGAAGCTGCAAATTCAGCAATCTCAATTAGTGGCAATGGCGATCCGAAGTGGGCCACAGACTTTTCGGATATCATCAACATCTACCGCTCCGTGCAGGGCAGTTCAGTTCCTTTTCGATTGACTTCTATTCCCGCGCCTGCCAATGGAGGCAGTTGGTCTTATGTTGATACTTCTCCAGACCCCCCAAATCCATTGAGCATTCTGAATGAATTGATTTCTCCAGACTTGACAGGCACAAACGCCCCTCCGCCCACAAATCTTATTGGCCTGACTTACCATCTCGGAAGAATCTTTGGCATCTCGGATGAGTTTGTAGTCTATTCCCAGACTTCAGGAGAAGAAGTTGGCGTGGGAGTGGATTCATGGTCTGCCGAGAATTTCTTCCAGATGCCGTCTACGCCTGTAGTGAATTGGCCTTCAGCGGCGGGGCTGTTTATCTACACGAATTCCTCAATCTGGCTAAGTTCTGGGCTAGATAACAACGGGAATCCGCTTGCCCCGATATTGTTTCTCGATCAGACCGGGATTCTCTCTCCGAACGCATTCGCGGTTAATGGCAGCACGCCATTCATCTTCGCCAGTGACTCCACAAACGAGATACAAGACCCCGCCTCCGGAGTGCAGTACACAGGAATTCCCATTGCAAATTTACTCCAAGCCTTTAGTGCTCCCGGCTCTTATGTGACATGGCATTCATTTGGCATAGATCAGGGATTTTACGTGGCGGACGGCTCTACAGGTTGGTATAGACTCGCTCTCTTGTCGCCTCCAGAAACGGGTTATGCGTGGTGTACGAAAGCTAACATCGTGGGTGGATGCAAGTGCGTTAAGTCGGTCGAGACTTCGCCAGGAGTCCGGCAGTTGCTAATCGGCCCTGCAATGAGTGGCCCAATCTTGTTCAGGGATTTGACTACGAATGCGGACAACGGCACACCATTTCCGGCAAACACGATTATAGGAAGTATAGTTCTGGCCCAACCCAACCAGTGCGCAGAAGTTGTCTCCGTAACCTCAGAATGCACGGCAGTTGGCAGTCGTCCAACAATCGGGATTCTGGCAGACGAAATCAGTGGGACATTTGAGAACCTGCAAATCAAAGTAAACGATCCTCCTTACCTGGAAAGCAGTCAAAGCCTCTATGCTGACCGCTGGTACTTTGACCAACTGGAAACTCCGGCGTGGATGCGGCACCTCATGCTGAACTTCGCGTGGCCGGAAGAGAACCAGGCTAACGAACTTTTGACATACTCGCTCTTTGGGTCGGTCCATACGGAAGGTTAGTGATGCCAATCAGATTGACGCCTCCAACAAACGAAGATGGCACGCCAAAGCAATGGGCCGACACCCAACCGCTTTCCTCTTTGCAGCCTTTGGTTGATGCAGCCCACGCCGTGCCAACGCCAGTAAACACGCTATACAAACCTACGCCGGGATTGAGATGCCCATTGCCTCCAATCAATAACGTGAACCCCGACAATCTGCGGCAATTGAACAAGCCGGGGGTGGGCACGAGTCGAGTGATACCACCAAAGTACCCAACGAGTTAATCTTATGTGGTCAGACACAATAGAACGCTATTTGCGCGAAGGGCGTGGTGTTTCGGGCGGCTGTGGGGCATCGAGCGCCCAAGTGGGACTCCAGAACAGTCAAATACAGTTCTATAACCAACTCACGGCAAATTACGCCCAGCAGTATTCTGAGAACCAGCAAATTCTCCAAGAGTTGACCAAATCTTTCAATCCCATTTTGGCGGCCGGACCTGACCAGCAGGGCTATAGTCCTGCCGAGTTGCAGTCCCTACAATCTGAGGCCACAACTGGAGTCGGACAGAATTATTCCGCTGCACAAAAAGCCCTCGCCTTGGAGCAAGGCGCACAAGGCGGCGGCAATTCCTTTGTACCTTCTGGGGCTGCCAGTGAACAACGCGCACAGTTAGCAGAATCCGCAGCCCAGCAGCAGTCTGGCGAACAACTGGGAATCGAGCAGCAAAACTGGGCGCAGGGGCTTTCCAATTACCAATTTGCCGCGAACGAACTCGCTGGCGTGGCTGCACAGTATAACCCCGAAGGGCAAGCAGGGGCGGCGACAGGAGCAGGAAGTTCTGCCGCGACTACGGCCAACGAAGTAACCCAAGCCAATCAAAGCTGGATGCAGCTTGCCGCTGGTGCATTAGGCGCTGCTGGTGGCGCTCTCGGCGGCGGAAGTCTTGGGAAGATTGTGGGCGAATAAAAGTGCGTCGTATAGAAGCATTAGCCATGGCGATTGCGCGTGAGCACGAAGCCTTTGAACCAGGCAGTGAAGCCTTTGAAACTCTGAATCCGGGATTGTTGCGAAGTTACATTTTCACTTCCGGGCAAGCAGTAAACAAGGCAGGGCTGAGAACATTCCCCAACTTTCAGGCAGGCTGGCAAGTGCTGATTAACAACCTTGAAGCCAAGTGTGGAGGCCACACTAAAGCAAGAGGCTACGACGGCATTCTAACGCCGAATTCCTCGCTGATGGATTTGACTAAAACTTTCAAGTACGTGAATGTGCGGCGCATTACAGATTTCCTGAAGGATGCCTTGGGAGACAGCGCCATCACTGAATTGACGAAGTTGAACTTCTTTATCGAAGAAATACAACCCAATGCCGGATACAGCAGTAGCAGAACCGACACCGCAAACACCGCCTCCGCCTGACTCTACGGCTCTCCCCAGCCCAATGGATGCCTTGGCAGGCCAAGCTACGCCTCCGCCTCCGGCAATTCCTCAAGCCCCGCCACAGCAGCCACAAGCTCCTCCGCACGAAGATTCCGACCACGGCAGCTTCCTAGCAAGACTGCTGCACGCGGTAGGCGAAGCGATAGCACCCAGCACAGAGCAAAGAGTTAATCCAACCACGGGAGCCATTGAGCGCGTACCGGTAAGTGGTGCGCAGCGAGTGGTGGGAGCTGTGGGTAGGGGATTAGTAGGGGCAGCGGCCGGGGCTGGTGCTCACGGTCCGGGCGCGGTTGGGCAGGCGGCAGCATTAGGATTACAGGCTGGACAAGAGCAACAGCAGATTCAGCAGAAGAACCTTCTTGCCCAGTCACAGAACGTGCGGGCAACGAATGAGGCGGCACAGCAGAAGCAGATGGTTCAGGCCAATCTTGCCAAAATGTCACAGGAGCAGGCTCGAAACGCTTTGGACCTAAAGGCTCAAGGCATGGCTTTGGATGAGCACCAAACCGCCTTAGCCAATTCAATGCAGGAGCTTCTAAACGCTCCCGGAGCCAAGCTGCTCCAACATTTCGACTCTAATGACGAGATCAACAAGCATCTGGAAACAGTTGGCCCGCAACTTTCCAAGCAATATGCGGTTGATCTGGCAAAGAACAATATCAGGCTGATCCAGAGTCCAAAAGGCGGATTTGACGCCGTAGAAGTGCCCAAAGGGGCAGGAGAACAGCCTATCGGTGACGGGCACACGATCTACGAAGTCGCTCCAGACCCTAAGAAGCCGGGGCAATTGACGCTGATATCCCATGCCGCCGATCCCACAATGACCTGGGACAAATATCAGCAGTTCAATGGGACTTCACTGGGAGCCTACAATTCTGCACAGGAAAGTCAGGCCAAGATCACCGAACAGAAGCAGGCTGGACAGAAGGACATTGCAGAAGCCGCGAGTGCCTACGCGGAGCAGAAATTAAGACTTGCCCAAGCCAAGAACCTCGAAGGCGGCATGGCCAAAAACGAGGACGGAAGTTGGAATCCTGCCTCAATCCCTGTTGCGCTGGTTGAAGGCAATATGGACCCGACTCAGCTTTCTAAGAGAACCACAGATTACAACGCCAAAATCCAGCAAGCTAGCCAGTATTCTTTGGAAAAGTACGGCAAGCCCTTCGATCTAGCCCAAGCCCAATCTGATTACAAGTATGCGACAACCTCAACAAATCAGAACACGCTGAAGATGATCCAGGGTATGACCGAACCTGGCGGGGCTATTGATATCGCCAAAGGTGCAGCAACAGCCTTGCCGCAGTTAAATTCCTCCACGCTCAATAAGGTATTCAATGCTAGCGCCACGGAATTCGGCTCCAAGGAGGCTACCAACTTCCATACAGCCATGCTCGGACTTGCGGATGAATATTCGAAGGTAATGGGCGGCGGCATCGGATCAGATACTGGCCGACAGCAAGCGTTGGACATCCTGAAGGCTAGTTATTCCAAAGGTCAGATTGCCGGTGCGATCGGCATCATGCAAAATGACATCGCGGCCAGAAAGAACGCTTTGGTCGGGAACAACAGGTATCTAGTTAAGCAATATGGTGCTGCCCAGCCCTCTCCGCAGCCCGTGTACGTCAACGGGCAACTTGTAGGCCACACGGTTGACGGTAAAACCATGACACCCGTCCAAGGGCAGCCGTAAATGGCCACTACAGCCGTTCCAATCCCGCAGGGTGCCCAGATAGGCAGTCCGGGGCCGATTGCCTCTCCAGCAGGCCCTAACGCGCCGCAAGGGGCTACTTCTGGGGGCACCCCAATCCCTCAAGGCGCACAGGTAGGCGGCCAAGCCCCTACCCCCCAGGCCACAATCAGCGCAGTTAAGGAACCGACTACCTTCATTGGGAAATTTGGCCGCTGGGCCGAAAATGTATCAAATGACCTGAAATATGGCACAGACGAGACAGGCATCGGCACAGTCCTCAAGAAAATGGGCGCTCACGGAGTATACAACGGCCATCCTGAAGCCGTAGGCGACTTTATGGCTTCGCTGCCTCTCGGTTTGCTGAAGATGGCGAAAGGCACTAGTGAACTAACTCCAGAAGTGATGGGAGGGCCACAAGGCAAGACAATGCAAGGCCTGAAGGACGTGGTAGGCGGGGGATTGCAGGCTGCAACCATGCCTGCTGCCTTCGTGGCCCCGGAAGCAGGCGAGGCCGGAGCGGAATTGGCAGGCGAGGCTACCGAAGCAGCCGGACAGGGAGTAAAAGCCGCTGGGGAAGCGGTAGGCAATACGGTTAAGCAAGTAGTCAAAGGCGCAAAAGTTGCACAAGAGCCTGCGAAGGAAGCTCTGCGGGAAGGTGGTCGTGCAGCCCAAGTCGAATCTGGTATAGCCGAGGCATCCCCCTCTAGTCTGAGAGAAACGCTCGCCAAGCCTATCGAGGCTAGCGAGAACAAGGCTGATGAACTTTACAAGCAGATCGACGATGCTTCCGGCGCTGATTTCAAAGCTCTCGGAACCAGACTAAAGAATGCAAACCGCGCCCTCAGGAAAGCGGTGGATGATACCGAAGTGGCAAAAGCTACTGGAGATCGGGATGATATTGAAAAGGCTATCGAGGTCGCGAAACAAAAGGCCACGGAAGGTGATGTTGACCCCAGCGTTCTAGATGAAGCTGATAGCCACTTCAAGAGAATGTCTGCCTTGTCAGATGTAGAATCCAAAGTCTTCAAGAACCCCAGCATTATTACTGGCAACTCTGCCCACGGAACCCCAGAAGCGCTCAATGTCGATTCCGCCATTAAGGCCTTCCAGAAGCTGCAAGACAGCGAAAAGTACGGCGCTCCCAGACTGGAGCAAGCCTTCGGTAAAGATGGGGCTAAAGCACTGCTCGATAACCTGTACGCAGCCCAGAGGGAAGGCGTTCATGCGGTAAAGATGCAAAAGATCGCCAAATGGGTGGGCGGAGGATTGTTGCTGACGGGCGCAGGTAGGAAGGTTTTGGAAGGAGCGTCGGCAATTCAATGATTATGTTCTTCGTTGGGGTTGCGTTGTTCATTTTCGCCGGACTTTGCGAGGATTTGAATCGTGAGTAATCAAAGCGTACAGGAATACATCGCCGCGGCTAAGGCAAGAGGGGCGATTTGCGTTGACGATTCTCAACCCACGCACGGCTTTGAGGATAACGAGCCGATCCAGAGCGAAGAGCAGTTAGGCCCAGAACTTGCAAAACGGGTTGAAGAGTTAGAAGACCGCGTTGCGAATCTGAAAACTTCATCCTCGGCAGACGAACTTACTCAAGAATGGAAAGAGACGAATTGTACTGCCGTCAGGAAGCAAAGATTACCGTTTCAGGCCGACCTTCTGGACTGGCATCCGGGGCGCATTCTTTGGATGGGCGACTTTCTTACAAAACTCCAACTAATCCGCCCAGACGCGTTTTTAGCAGCACACTCGTACTTGGGGCTAAGAGGCCTGGGATTCGTCGTCTCCGGGCTTCCTAGGTACTCTGGCGTGTCGATTATGAATGGGTCGGCACCGGAATGGAGCCAATTCAGGACAGATGCTCACGGCGTCATGGCCTCGGAGCAAAAAAGAGGCTGGAGAGCAGTCCTTTTGGCCTTGATTCGCAAGGAGCATATTACCATCGAAGATTCGGATGCGATCTTCGGCAAGGCAGAGCTTTCCAATCGCTCCCGGCCTTGGTGGAGGGCTTTATACGCCATCCGCAACGGAATCTGTCCTGAA